GCCAGTGCTCGACGCTGCGCCTTGGTAGCCAGTGCTCGACGCTGCGCCTTGGTAGCCAGTGCTCGACGCTGCGCCTTGGTAGCCAGTGCTCGACGCTGCGCCATAGTCGCCAGTGCTCGACGCTGCGCCTTGGTAGCCAGTGCTCGACGCTGCGCCTTGGTAGCCAGTGCTCGACGCTGCGCCTTGGTAGCCAGTGCTCGACGCTGCGCCTTGGTAGCCAGTGCTCGACGCTGCGCCAAGGGTGCTGGTGGCGCGCTCGGAGTTCTCCGGCGTAGCTCGGGAAGTCGTGTATTCGATTGCCGCCTTGATCAGGCCCGGCAGGCCGATTTCTGCAGACACCTTGATGGTCTTGCTCGCAACCTTCGAATCATCCGAATGGCGAGACAGCGGACCGCGTTGCTCAACGATGGCGAAGCGCGAACCGGCAGGCGGGTAGTAGCCCAGCACATCCAACGGGTACTCGCAGGCATGGAACCCAGATGCACATGCCTGGACCTCGCCTTCGTGGGTGTACTCCTTGCCGACTTCGAACTGGAAGTCGCGGCACTTCAGGTTCTGATCAAAGCCCTTATAGGAGGTGATGACCTCTACGGGCTGGACTTCCTTGGCTGACTTCTTCGGCATCTCTGCATCCCTCGGCCTCGGGGTGAGGCGATGGGTGTAGAATAGGCGCGCCTATCATTGCGGTCAATAGGTCAGCCTATAAAAATAGGCATGCCTTTATGAACGAGTCTAATTTCGTTCAGCCTTTGGATTGTGTTGCAAAGAAAAAGCCCCGGGCATCGGGGCTTGAGGCTATTTGACGATTCGGTGGCCTGCGCCGTAGGCAATGAAGAAGATCATCTTCCATACAATGCATATTGCTAGCCAAATTAGGAAGATAGCTCCAACTGCATAGGACCCGTATTTGATGCTGTTCCGCAGAGGGAAGGCGCGGCTGTACTCGTACTTCAGGGGATAGTTGCCATTTATGCTCTCCAAGACCATGCCGTCGGAGTACTCCGTCCTTGGTGTGGGTATCTGTGCTGCTTGCGCAATAAATCCCCTGGAGAGCATGTCATCCACTGCAGCAGTTGTTGTCCTGAACTCGCCACAATAGAAGTTGGCTTCAGCAATGCCTGGATAGAGCAAGATAGTGCAGTCTGAAGGTGACTCAAGATGCCTAGATTCAGCGTGCCAGTTGTACTGATACGTGGTGACTTTCCCATACTCCCACGCGAGAAATATGGAGATGGCGGAACCAAGCAACATTATCGCCAGCGCGATGACAAGTAGCAGCCTGTGCCACCACGCTTCCTTGACCTCCCTGATCATCGATCCTTCCCCCTGTTTCTATGTTGGTCATCCGTAACGCGAGCGAAGCAGCCCTGCATCCTCAAAGCTTACGCCATCTCTAATACAGTCCTGCGCCCGCTCTAGATCCTTGTGCAGCTGTACAAGCGTGTCGTCATCAAGCTGCTCAAGCCCTGCCAGCCCAAAGCAGGCCTGGTCGATGATCTGCTGCATGGAATAGCCCCACCTTCTGCGGATGTGCCGGATCATCCTACGGTGCGACTCGCGCTCCAGTTCGCACATCCCTTGCGAGTTCTGAGGCTCATCCTCTCGAACAATCCTCAGGCTTGGCCTCACCTTCGGCTGCAGCCCGTCCTCAATGGCCGCAACCAGCCGTCCGAACAATTCCTTATCTACCATTTGCCTTCTCCCTACTCACGCCGTCGCAATAGTTCGGCGACCCGTTCGCCGAAGTCGATTACGTCAGCCGTGGAGGGGGTCTCTGGCAATGCACATGCCAGTTGATAGGCCGCCAACGTCTGGGCTGGGTGGGTCTCAGGGTCATAGGACCAGCCTTGCTTCTTCGCCACATGGCGCAGAGCTGCAATCGACGTGGCTAGTTTGGTTGGGTCGAATCCCACGGACTGCGACGGAGAGGCGACACCGGTCCCGGTCATCAAATATTCGACCGAAGTCCCCAGGTACCGAGCAGCAGCCACGGCGTTGTCGGCCATGATCATTTTGGTCGATGGCTTCGAGTCGCTGTCGTTGAACCATTGCCAAATGGTCGGCTGCGACTTCCCGCATGCCTTCGCCAGCCCCTGCAGGTTCAAGCCCTTGGCTGCTAGCTGTTCTTGAATTCGTTCTGCCCACTTTTCCATTAGGCCAGCCTACAGAAATGGCAGATAGGTCGGCCTATTGACATCAGAATAGGCGGGCCTATACTAGCGCCATGGACAAGCACCCCGACTCCGAAATCATCGACCGACTCGGCGGGACTGCGGCTGTTGCGCAGCTCTGCGAGATCGCCTCTCCGTCCGTTAGTGAGTGGCGTCGCAAGGGCAAGGGAATTCCAAAGGCTCGACGGAAGTTCCTTGAGTTGATCAATCCGGAAGCTTTCGGATTGTCGCGCCGCACCCGCAAGAGGGGGGGCTGAGATGCGCGTTAGTTCGGCTCTTGTTGGGCAGATTGTGTTGGCCGAGTGGCTGGACTCCAGCCGCAGCGATGGCTGGACCCGGGACGTTCCGGAGTCGGTCGAATCGCTCCGGTGCTTCTCAGCTGGCCGGCTGATCTGCAAGAGCACCGGTGCTGTGACGATTGCTGGGCACTGGACGGACGAGGAGAGCCCCCAGCGCAGTGGGTCGATGACGATCCCAACCAAGGCCCTCGTATCGCTGAGGGCCTTGGCATGACGCGGGATTACTTCTTCTTGCCCTTGTCCGCCGCCTGCGTAAGAGCAGACGCGGCAACGGACTTCACAGCCTTGGACGACTTCGGGTTGCTCAACAGCTTCGATGCGGTTGTAGCGACCTTGGAGCTGGTTTTCTCGTTCTTTGCCACAGCGACATTCCTTGAACGGTGCGGGCGATTCCGCGCTGTCAATCATATCCATTTCACCCAGCCCTAAGAAGCCGCACGACATGGCGCTCGCCATTCCAGCGGACTGCGTAAACACCGCCTTCGTAGCGGATTAAAGAAACGACATTTGTCGAAGTTGTAGCAACAACCATCACTGACACCTCAATGGATTGATCCATGTACGCCGATCCGACACACATCCGAGATAACGAAGTAAAGCTGCGCTTCAACGATGAAGAGCTCGCTTTGATTGAAGCGCTTGCCCGATACAACAAGAGGCAGCGCGCCGCATTGCTTCGTGACCTGGTTCTAAGTGGCGTGTCCGCAATGCAGATGAAGCCTATCCGCCACGCCGGTATCGCCTGAAGGGCGACTTCAGGACCCGAGGAGGGCCTGTGGAGACATTGCAGTTGAGCAAAGGGGAGATTGCCCCGTTGCAGAAGCTAGCTGAGGAGCTCGGCATGACCGTCGATGAGGTCGCCGAGCTAGCAGCAAAGGAAGCGCTGAAGCAGATGTTCGAGCTACCGACCTACACCGGAACGGTTGTTCATTTCGAGGGCCTGAAGAGGCCTACAGAGGAAAACGGAAATGGCTGACGAATTCGACCGAGCAAGCGATCTGGAAGAAGCCCAGCGGCAGGAAGCCATTTCCCGTGTTCTCGCTCGCAAGCCGGGCGGTCGCAAGTTGCCGCTGATCTGCGTGCACTGCGAGGAGCTGCCGCGTCAGTCCGGATCAGTGAACTGCCATCGCTGCAACCTGGAGCTGGCCCGTGAACACAATTGAGGCTGCCATCGCTATCTGCATCGACCAGTGGGAGCGCAATGCGCCTGCAGCACGCTGCGCGGCGTGTTTGGAGGCCCTGAATGGTCCCGCGATGACTGCCAAGCAGAAGGCCGTCTACGACAGCCAGCGCGCTGCCGAGATGCATCGGGCTGAGCTGCGCCGCGCGCCCTCTCCGCAGCTGGATCTGAGGGCCTGAAAAGTGGCTAACCAATGGTTCCGCATGTATTCCGAATTCGCCACCGACCCCAAGGTGCAGATGCTGCCTGAGGCAATGCAGCGCCGGTTGGTGATGCTGTTTTGCATGCGTTGCGGTGACGTCACAGTGACGTTGCGTGACGACGAGATCGCGTTTCACCTGCGCATCAGTGACACCGAATTGGCCGAAACGAAGGCGCTGTTCGTAGCCAAGGGATTCATCGATTCCGGCTGGAACATCACCAATTGGGAGAAGCGCCAATTCGCCTCAGACTCAAGCGCAGCAAGGACTAAGGCCTACCGTGACAGGAAGAAGAACGCTCCTGTGACGTCACATGTGACGAAGGGTGACGCCCTAGATACAGATACAGATACAGATACAGATACAGAACAGAAGAAAGAGCTTAGCGCTCCTGCGCCGAAGGCCGAGCGTTCGCCTACCGGCTCTCGCCTGCCTGCCGACTGGAAACCCGATGCGGAGCTGACCCTGTGGGCAGCTCGGAACTTCCCGACCGTGAACGCTGGGATGGAGGCGGACAAGTTCCGCGACTTCTGGCATGGCAAGGCGGGGAAGGACGGGCGTAAATCGGATTGGCCTGCGACCTGGAGGAACTGGATCCGTCGAGCCGCTGAGCGCACTGGTGCGCCTATGCAGGCTCAGGCGGCTGGCGGCGGGAGGAGGGCGCTGTGAACTCCGTGACCCCAACCTTCGCCGAGGACGCGGTACTGGGTGGCCTGCTGCTGGCGAACGACCGCCTGCACGACGTGGCTCCGCTGCTGGCAGCTGAGCATTTCACCAGCCCGAAGCGTGCCCGCCTGTTCTCGATCATTCGCGACCGCGTGCTGGCCGGTGAGCCTGCCGACGCAGTGACCGTTGGCGAGATTGATCCGGCGCTGTTTGACGAAGCGATGGATCTGGCGACCAACACGCCGGGCGCAACGCAGGTTGTGGCCTACGCCGAAATCGTCCGCGAAAACTGGCGGCGGCGTGAGGCTGTGCAGATAGGCTTGGAGCTTGTGCAGGGCGCGAAGTCTGGCGAGTCCGATGCAGTCGATGCGGCGGTGTCGCGGCTGATGGCCCTGAGCGCAACCGTCACCGACTGCGAGTTCACCGGCAAGCAGGCGATGCATCAGGCGTGGCGCGTTGTGGAGGAGGCTCACGCGAGTGGGGGCAAGCTTCCGGGCATCACCACGGGCCTGAGCGCTCTGGATGAGATTCTGGGCGGCTTCCATGACTCCGACCTGACGGTGGTAGGGGCTAGGCCCGCGATGGGCAAGACGGCATTCCTAGGCGGTTTGGCGGAGGCGGCGGCAAATGCAGGAAAGCGGCCCGGCGTTATCTCTGCCGAGCAGCCTGCCGTGCAGCTCGCACTGCGCCGGTTGTCCATGGTTTCCAGCGTCGCGGCGTCACGGCTGCGTGCGGGCAAGGTCGATGACGAGGACTGGGCAGCGCTGCAGGCCGGTATCGCAAAAGCCATCCAGCGCGATATGTGGATCTATGACCGGTCGGCTGTGACGCTGGACGAACTGGTCAGCATCGCTCGCAAGTGGAAGCACACGCACGACATCGGAATCCTGTTCATCGACTACGCGCAGCGCATCCGGGTTCCAAAGGCAGACCGCATCACCGAAGTCTCTGAGGTTGCTCGCGGCATGAAGAACTTGGCCCGCGATCTGAACATTCCGGTCGTGTCACTCGCCCAGGTTGTGAAGGGTGTCGATCAGCGCGTGGACAAGCGGCCCACGGCTGGCGATCTGGCGAACAGCGACGAGCTGACGCGAGAGGCAGACCAAATCCTGATGCTCTACCGCGACGAGGTCTACAACCACGCCTCGCCAGACAAGGGCATCGCAGAGGTGCTGATCGAGAAGAACCGGCACGGGCCGACTGGCTTCAAGAAGTTGGCGTTCCTGGGCGAAACGATGCGCTTCGCCGATTTGGGGCGAGGAAGTGAGTTTTGAGCAGTGAGCAAATCAGCCCCCGCCAGTTTGGCCGCTGGGCCAGAGAAGCGGGCAGGGGGATCAACACATGCCCCGGCTACGGAATCACAACAGAAGCAGCAGACGAGCGCCGGGAGTGGCGCAACGACTGGAACGAACGGGATAGGGAGATGAGGCGATGAGTGCAGAACAGAAAGCATTGCAGGCAGCCATTCGCTACGAGAAGGCATCGGCACAGGTGAAGGCTCTGACGCGCTCTATTGGCGAAGAGCTGGAGGAGTGCCCAACTACCAAGCTTGCTGAGCAGGCATGGCAGCAGTTCGGCGGAAACATATACGTCTCAAAAAGTAGCGGGAAAGTTATGACGCACCTGTGGGGCGCTTTCAATGAGGAGACGGAGGGCCCATACGGGGGCGTCGGCCTCAATGAAGGTGAGATTACCGACTACCTGCGGGACGAAGAAACCGGCTGTCCTCACTGCCTCCGTGCGTGGGAACTCATCGGCGAGCGGAAAGCAGCAAGGAAGGATCTTGGTCGGGCGAAGTTGTCGCTGCGCGCAGTCGCAAAGTCGGCCATCAAAGCACAAGGAGCTTGACATGAGCGAGAACGAGATCAAGCCGGTGGTGTTCGATGGAAGCGAGCTCCGCCACGGGTGCGTGCAGCGCCCGAAGCGCTGGAGTGGTGACACGCACGACGACCTTGGCGGATCAGTGGATGAGGCCGCTACTGACGCATTAATGGCCGCAGCTGCTGACGCCATCGACCGCCTGACGGCAGAGAGGGATGCGTCTGTGGCTGAAGTTGCCAAAATGGAGGAATTGGTTGCCGCAGCCAAGCGTGCACGTCGTTGTCTTGCGTGGGCCTGCGAGCAGCGTCCTGAGTTCAATGCGGAATACGAGGCGTTCAACGAAGCCATCGACGCCACCAGGGCGGAGGGCGGGGTATGAGCATCGTCGCGAGCAGCCGAGGCGATTGGGAGCTGCAGGGCTCCACCGGCATGACCGACAAGCAGCGGAAGATGCTCAACGCTGTTTGTGGCGATCTGGCCGAACAGGTGGCATGGCACGGCAATCATTTGAGCAAGGACGACTGGCGGCACATGCTGGCCGGGACGATGCTCGGCTGGCGGATGATGCCCGCCATCGACCGGGGCGAGGGCGCTGCGGGGTTCATCATGCTGGGTGGCTCAAGCCTGAAGCTTACGAAATCGCAGGCAGCAGATGCGATCACCACCGGCTTGCAGATCGGCGACCACCCGGAAGATCAGCGACTGCGTGCCAAGCCTGTGCGGTGGTCGGATGCCGTGATGCGCGGGCTGGGGTTCAACCCGGCTGACTTCCGCGATAGCGAATACAAGGCGGTGGCGTGATGGACTACTACAACGAGTTCGACCCCGCCGTGGCCGCCCAACTCAGGGCATTGATTAAAGTGGGCTTGATCCCCGCAGGAGAAGTGGATGAGCGAAGCATTGAGGACGTTAAGCCCCGAGACCTGCGCGGTTATCGACAGTGTCATTTCTTCGCAGGGATTGGCGGGTGGGCTCACGCCCTGGCTCTTGCCGGATGGCCGGATGATCGACCCGTGTGGACTGGTTCGTGCCCTTGCCAGCCTTTCAGCGCGGCAGGTAAAGGAGCTGGGTTTGACGATCAGCGGCACCTCTGGCCAGCTTTCTTCCACCTCATCCGCGAGTGCAGGCCTGCAGCAGTGTTTGGAGAGCAGGTTGCAGGAACGGCTGCAGGCCCGTGGCTCGACCTTGTACACGCTGACATGGAAGGAATGGACTACGCCTTCGGGTGTGTCCCGTTTGCGGCAGCGGGCGTCGGCGCTCCGCACATCCGTGATCGCATCTACTGGTTCGGTTCCGACACCCGTAGCTTCCGAGGGCCGCGACAAGTCCCGGCCAGAAGTGTTGGCCAGGGCGGACAAGGGGGGGCGGATTGGACGCTGGATCTGCGCGAGATCCTCGACAGCCCGTTCGCACCAGGACGTAGTCATCCTCAACCCCTCCTTCGCAGGATGGATGATGGGTTTCCCAGTGCAGTGGTGGGAGTGCATGCGTTCGGTAACGCCATCGTCCCGCAAGCCGCAGCAGAGTTCGTGATTGCGGCTGAGATGGCGATTGAGGACATGCGCCAGATGCGCTTCCAGGAGGCCGCATGACCATCATCTCCAAGAAGCTGAGGGAGTCGGCGGGGCACCACGACGCGCACTGCATGTTGCAGATACAAGGGGTCTGCGGCGACGCGACGGAGAACAAGACAGCGGGGTGCGTACTAGCCCACGTCCGGTATGGCAATGCCGGATTCGGCATGAAGCCAAACGACAGCTTCGCCGTCTTTGCTTGCGGGCCATGCCACCGGGCGTTCGACAGCAACGGCACGACGCATGGGCTGCAGCGTGGCTCACAAGAATGGCTGCACTACGCATTGCGCGGGGTCGACCGGACGCAGGACTGGTGGCACGACCACGGGATGCTGGACGTAAAGGGGGCGAAATGAGCGCCCAGCCGTGGACCGTAGAGCATGGCGGGCCGCGTGACGAATGCCCGCCGAGGATCGAGATGGCCTTCCGGATCGCCGCGAGATGGCCGAACCGGCCGCCGAAGCCGAAGGAGCTGATGGACGAGTACGGGATGCATCGAGCGACCGCGTACCGGTGGATCAAGGCATTGAACGAAGCAAGGGGGAACCAATGAGGGTACTGGCTATCGACCCGGGCACTACCCAATCCGGCTACGTCCTGTACGACGGCAAGGTCATCACCGCCGGCGTCATGGACAACGGGGAGCTGCTGCAGATCGTCCGCGACGACCGCAGCGACTGCCTGTCCATTGAGCAGATCGTGAGCTACGGCAAGGCGGTGGGACAGGAGACGTTCGATACCTGCGTGTGGGCTGGCCGGTTCATGCAGGCATGGGCCTGCCCGGATGAGGTGCATATGGTCCGGCGCGCCGAGGTCAAGAAGGAGCTGGGCTTATCCGGCGCGGCCAAGGACAAGCAAGTCAACGCGGCGCTGCTGCAGCGAGTCGGGCCGAAGGGCACGAAGAAGGACAAGGGGCCGACCTACGGCGTTGCTTCCCATGCGTGGGCAGCTCTCGGCGTGGCGGTAGTGGCGATGAAGCGAATCAACGGCGGCGCTGCCGCTAACGAGGGGGTGTGAGGTGGGCAAGCTAATCAAGCGAATCTGTGGAATCGGTTATGGCTGGTACGTAGCGTTCAAGGTGTTCAAGGCCTTCTGCGCCATTCCAGTGCTGGCTGTCAGAATTGTCTGGGCGGTGATTCTTGCCTGTGTGCTGCTGGTGTACTGCACCTTCCGGACATGGCTTGAGATCATTTTCGAGGATATTCCGGTGTGGTTCTCTGGGTACACACGTACAAGATGGTTTACGGGATTCAGTAGGCAGCACTACAACAAAATCTACCGGTCACAGCTGACCGCCCTCCCGACGGAGCAGATCAATGACTGACCCCCGCAAGCAACTGGCGAAGCTCAATCCGACCAACGTCCGGTTCGATGTGGGCATGGGTGGTGGCAAGCCTGAGTTCGTCCGGATCGATGTAGCCGGGGCGCTGGGCTACATGGATGCCGGGCTTCCGCGCGAGGTGTTCGAGGCGTGCTGGAACCCGGATGGGGCGCGGCTGCATCGTCACAAGCTGAAGGACGCCGTAGTGGCTCTGGTTGCCCCTGAGCTGAAGCGGCAACGGTTGCGGCTTTCGGAGGCCCATCTAGACCTGCAACTGGCAGAGGCAGCTGTAGCCTGGTCCCGGGCGGCCAGCCATGAACAGCGCCGAGAGGTGGAGCAGAGGCGGGAGCGCTTGGCAGTGATCCGCGCCGAGACGTGGCCGCAGAACGTGATGGAGCAGCTTCCGGCCCTGACGGACGCCGCTATCGGCGAGATCGCACGGTTCCACAAGTGCGAGCAGTGCGAGGGCCGTTGCTTCATCATCGCCGAGGAGCTTGTCACGGACTGCCCGGCCTGTTTGGCGACGGGCTTCGCGCAAGCGCCGGACCTGCAGCGAGCCCATGCGCTGGATGTGATGGACTCCAGAAACTTCGTTCGGAACTGGAAGCCGGTCTATCTGTGGCTACTGGGCCGGTTCCGAAGCGCCGAGCTGAAGGCGCGGGAGCAGTTTGAAGCGGTGGCGGCTTGATTGGGTTTTGACTGGACCCAGCGATATTTGAAATTCTCCTACCATCGCGCGCGACTCATGCCCCGGACCCCCGGGGCTTTCGCGTTATGGCTTAGGGACCGATGGCTGTAAGACCCAAGTGATCCGGCATTAACCCCCGGAGACAGCTAGCGACGAGCGCCAGCGGCTCAATGCGTTAAGTAACAGCAGCCTTTTGGTTGCACAGCTGGCACGGCCCGTTCGGCAAATCCGGCGGGCCTTCTTATTTTGGAGATCGCATGTCATCGGCCAACGTAGAGAGCGTGGCCGATGCTGCGCTGCCCAGTGATGCAACTGAGCGGAACGAGTACCCGATGGCTGACGGCCTCCTGTACTACTTCCCGGCTGCACTGGCTTGGGTGTCCCGCTGCAGCAAGGCAGGGAACGACCAGCACAATCCCGGCGAGCCGCTGCACTGGGCCATGAGCAAGTCCACGGACCACGCTAACAAGATCATGCGCCATCTGCTTGAAGCCGGGACCGACGATACGGACGGCATCCCGCACAGCGTCAAGGTTGCATGGCGGGCACTGGCGCTGGCTCAGGAGGATTTGATGGCCCGCAAAGGCGCGCCGATTGGTCGGAATGCGAGGCGCTGATGCACCCAAGACGCCACTACGTCATCCCGGACGTTCAAGTCAGGCCGGGGGACGCTACAGACCATCTCGACTGGATCGCTGCGGATATCGTCCGGCGTAAGCCCGACGTAATCGTCTGCATCGGCGACTTCTGGGATCTGCCCAGCATGTCGAGCTATAGCGCCCCCGGCGGGCTGGAGAAAGAGAATTCCAGGCTGCTGGCTGATATCGAGGCGGGCCGGGAGGCAATGGGGCGACTGACTGTCCCGATCTGGAAAGAGATCAAGCGGCTCAAGGACAACAAGAAGAAGCAGTGGAACCCACGCTGGATCTTCACCGAGGGCAACCACGAACACCGCGCCGCCCGTCTGGCAGTCAACGATGCCCGGTTTGAGGGTGTCGTTGGCACGCACCTGATGGACGTCGAGACGTTCGGCTGGGAGCGGTACAAGTTTGAACAGCCGGTGCAGGTGGATGGCGTTTGGTACTGCCACTACTGGAAGACGGCCCACAGCCCCCGGCCTATCGGCGGCACCATCGACAACCGGCTGAACAAGCTGGGATTCTCGTTCGTGCAGGGGCATGAACAGGGCAAGCGTTACGGCGACCGCCCGCTGGCGAACGGCAAGACGATCCACGGCCTTGTTGTCGGCTCCTGCTATCTCGGTACCGAGCTGTACCGAGGGCCGCAGGGCGCGAACGAATGGCGCGGCGTGGCTGTGCTGCATGACGTGCGGGATGGGGACTTTGAGCCCATGTTCCTGACGCTGCGCTGGCTCTGCCGCGAGTACACGGGCGAGGAGCTGCCGGACTACATGCGCAAGCGGCACCCGGGCCGGGATTGGAGCCATCTGGAATGAAGCCCAACCCGGAAGTGCTGGGCATCGTCGAAGGCCTGCGCGAGCAAGTGCTGCGCGGCGAGGTAAAGGGCCTGTTCGTTCTGGCCCAGATGCGCGACGGCGAGTATGCGTGCGACTACTACACCCCGGACGCTGGCGATATGCGGCTCCAGCTGGGCACCGAAATCATGGGAATTGAACTCCCGTAACAGACTGCCCACAGGGGGCCAACTTGTGAAACACGAATACGCCGATAGCGTCGCTGCCGGTATTGCGAAGCTGACGCCGCCCGCTGGCGTGGTCGCTGCCTCAGTGGCCGGGATGAGCTTGCAGGACTGGGTGTATGCCCTGACTGCGGTCTACACCCTGCTGATGATCGCCCATCACATCGTGACGAAGTGGTGGCTCCCATGGAGGCGCAGCCGTGTCGATCAGGGCTAAGGTCATCGGCGGCTCAGTCCTTGGCGTGCTGATCGCGGCCACCGCCCTGGTGAAGCCATGGGAGGGCTACGAGCCCAAGCCGTACCGCGACATTGTCGGCTTCCTGACCGTCTGCTACGGCAGCACGACCAACATCGAGCAGCGGACGTATAGCGAGAAAGAGTGCAGCGACCGGCTCAATAGCGAGCTGGGAGCGTACTTCGCTGGCATCAGTCAGTGCATCAAGCAGCCGCTGCGGGAGCGCGAGTGGGCTGCGGTGCTGAGCTGGGCCTACAACGTGGGCGTGGGTGCTGCGTGCCGCTCGACGCTGGTTCGCCGGATCAACGCTGGCGAGCATGGCTCGGGCTGGTGTTCGGAACTGGACAAGTGGGTCTATGCAGGCGGCAAGCGCGTGCAAGGGCTGGTCAACCGTCGCGCCGCTGAGCGGGCGATGTGCGAGGGGAGGGCTGAGTGATGGAAGCAAAGAGCGGCTGGATCGAACAGAACACCGGCGGCTGCATTGGGCACGGCACTGCCGACCTGATCGGCCGCGAGGTCGTGGATGGCTTCATCACCGGCGTGGGCGAGGGCTGACAGATGTGCATGTCTGGTTACTGGCCTGCGCAGGCCCTGCCATCGGTTGGAGTCTTTCCGGGGAATTCGGTTGTAGGCACATGCAGCAAATGCCACGGCCCAGTGACCGTCCCCGGCATATGGGGCGGGATCATCCCCCCGACGCCCATCTGTGCCCGGTGTGGCGCTAAGAAGCGCGAGTCGCATGGCCCGATCATCGACATGGAATGACCGATACGGGGAATCCCGTTTCGGCAACACATCAGCCCTTGTGGGCGTGGAGGTTTGAGTGAACGACAGCGAGTTGACCGACAAGGCGCGCGGCATCGCCCGTTGCCTCACCTACAACGAGGGCGAGCATGAGGCGGCGGCGAAGCACATGCTGCGCGAGCTGGCACATCGGCTTGATAGTCGCAGCCTGCGGGTCCACAAGAAGAAGGACGGGCTGCTGGTCATCAACGCCATTGGCAAGTCGCGTTTCATGACCTTCAGGGAACGGCTGGCCTACAACGTCTTCGGCGCGATGCCGGTCGAAGTATGACCCGCGCCCAGATCCTCGCCGCAGTGTGGAGAGAATGAAATGACCCCAGAACAATTCACCTACTGGATGCAGGGCTTTGCCGAGCTGAACGCTCTGCCGCCCAGCCCTGAGCAGTGGCAGTCAATCCGTGAGCATCTGGCGCTGGTGTTTGAGAAGAAGACGGCTGAGTTCAAGCCGAACCCGAGCTTGGGCATCAATCCGCAGTTCCAGCCCGGGACGGGGGATGTTGGCAAGGCGCGCGATCTTTTGCTGTGCGGTGGCGGCGTATTGAAGTGCTGAGCCGGGCGCAGGTAGTCGGCATCGCGTGGCTGCTTAGCCTGCTGGCGGCATTCAGCGCTGGCTGGGCCTGGAAGGGTGACAAGGCAGAGGTCCGCGAGACGCGCACCGAGCTGAAGCAGGCCAAGGCCGAGACCAAGGCAGTCGAGCAGGCCCGCTCAGTAGAGCGCCAGCAAAACGAACGCCTGCATGAGATTGGCACCCAATACGAGGCAAAACGTAGTGAAAACGAAAGTCTGCCTTCGACTGTTGTTGCTCAGCTCAATGACGGCACTTTGCAGCTGCGCAAGCAGTGGGCAGCGTGTGAAACCAGCCGCCTGTCCGACGCTACCGCCGCCGCCATCGAACGTGATGCGCTCGCCGAGCTACGAAGAAAGGATCAGGGCGATCTTGTTCGAGCAGGGCGAGGCGCAGACGACCAGATCAGAGCCTGCCAAGCGGTAGTCATTGAGGATAGGAGGTAGGTATGTACGACTTCACGTCCCTCTACAGAGTGCACAGAGATCAAGTTGCCGCCGCTGCTGCGGACAAGAGCGAGCGCTGCTGGATTCGCGGCAACCTCAGCGCCGAGGCACTAGAGAAGTTCCAAGCCACAGTCCACGGCATCCATCGCCGGTTCGACGAGGTGATGGCGAGGTGTGGTAAATGAGTAGGGCATCCAAGGCATACGCAAGCGCCCATGTACGCACCAGGGTGGCGGCGGTCAAGATGTTCGTAGGCGAGGTTCGCCGGGTCGAAGCTGACATGAGTGCTGCCATCCCGGCAGGGGGCTCAATCGCCAAGGCTGCGTGGGAGTTGGGCGCTCCATATGGGGCCGTGATGAGCGTGCCGACCATCGAAGGGCTGTCGACCTCTGTGCTTCTGGACGCCGCCTATGTGGGCTGCTCGGCACTCTGTTGCATCGTCACGCTGAATGACGGCACCGCACTGACGCAGATGTTTGACCTACGCATCCTGGACAACGGGCTGACGCCAACGCAGCTCACCCCGGGCCCAAGCCGCGTGGAAGTTACTGCATAACAAAAGTGGATTGAGGTAGATATGGGTGCTCCTAAGGGTCGCGTAAAAGCAGGCGGCCGGAAGAAGGGCACGCCTAACAAAAGCACGGTTGAGTTCCGCGAGGCGGTGACAAACCTGCTGCAGGTCAACACGGACAACTACTGCCGCTGGCTGACGCTGGTTGCAGAGGGGGACGGGGCGAATATCAAGCCTGACCCAGCTAAGGCGCTCGACCTTGTTGCCAAGCTGGCCGAGTACGCGGCGCCTAAGCTCAACCGGACCGAGCATGTAGGCGAAGGCGGCGGGCCTGTCGAGACCATAACCCGCATCGAACTGGTGGACCTAGATGGCGACGGCGCAGATTAAGCTGCCGCCGAAGCTGCGGCCCCTGTTCGTAGGCAAGGCAGACGTTCGCGCAGCCCACGGTGGGCGCGGCTCAGGCAAGACACGTAGTTTCGCCAAGATGGCAGCTGTAAAGGGCTACCAGTTCGGTATGGCGGGCATCTCGGGGATCATCCTGTGCGCTCGCCAGTTCATGAACTCGCTGGAAGATTCCTCGCTTGAGGAAGTGAAGCGGGCGATTGAGGACGAACCGTTCCTGGCGGACTACTACGAGATTGGCGAGAAGTTCATCCGCAGCAAGGATGGGCGCATCTCGTTCGCCTTCGCTGGCCTTGACCGCAATATTGCCAGCATCAAGTCGAAAGGCCGCCTGCTGCTGTGCTGGGTGGACGAGGCCGAACCAGTCACGCATGAGGCTTGGGGGACTCTGATCCCGACGCTTCGTGAAGAAGGCAGCGATTGGAATGCCGAGCTTTGGGTTACGTGGAACCCTAAGCGCAAGACCGCTGCAGTGGAGTCGCGCTTCCGTGGGTCGTCTGATCCGCTGATCAAGTGTGTCGAGCTGAACTATCGGGACAACCCGAAATTCCCAGCCAAGCTAGAGCGCGATAGGCAGCGAGACCTTGAGGAGCGCCCGGATGAGTACGGGCACATTTGGGACGGCGAGTATGCCCAGGCCATTGCGGGCGCCTACTACGCCAAGCATCTGGCCCTAGCCAAAGACGCTGGCCGAATCGGCCGGGAAGCGGCGGACCCTCTGATGACGATCAGGGCCGTGTGGGATATCGGCGGCACAGGGGCCAAGGCAGACGCCTGCGCCATCTGGGTCGTTCAGTACATCGGACGCTCGCTCGTAGTGCTGGATTACTACGAGGCAGTCGGTCAGGAGCTGTCAGCCCATGTGAAGTGGCTGCGCGACTCAGGGTATGGCTCGGCTCATTGCGTTCTGCCCCATGACGGCGTGCAGCACGACAAGGTGCACAAGGTCAGCTACGAGGGCGCGCTAAAGCAGGCCGGGTTCACTGTGAAGGTGATCCCGAACATGGGTGCAGGCGCGGCTATGACACGCATCGAGTGTGGTCGACGCCTCTTCCCGTCCATCCGCTTCAACGAGTCGACGACAGGCGCTGGGCGCGATGCTTTGGGCTGGTATCACGAAAAGCGGGACGCGGTCAGGGGCATCGGCCTCGGTCCCAACCACGACTGGGCAAGCCACGGAGCCGACGCGTTCGGCCTGATGTGCGTTGACTTTCTCTCAATGGATCACTCGCCGCAGAAGCCGGTGAGGATCAGGTTTGCTTCGGAGTTCTGATGGCTGAGAAGACGCAAAAACCAGACGACCCGAAGTTCGCCACTGAGCGGTCTGGCGTCAGCGATGACGATCTCCACAAGGAGATGCTTGAGCGGCACCGCGATGCCCGCGACTACTGGCGCTCGCAATATCAACAGGCTGAGAGCGACATGGAGTTCGCCTTTGTCCCTGAGAAGCAGTGGGATTCGTGGATGGTGGAGACCCGTAAGGGGCGCCCTACCTACACGGTGAACAAGCTTCGTCAGGCGATGAAGCAGATAACGAACGACCAGCGCCAGAACCGCCCGCAGCCCAAGGTCCGCGCTGTCGAGGACAGTGATACGGATCTTGCCGAGGTGCGCCAGGGTTTGATGCGCAACATCGATCAGGCAAGCGAAGCAGATCGGGCGCGAGATACCGCGTTCCAGTTCGCTGTCGGCGGCGGCTTCGGTGTGTGGCGCGTCAACTACGGGTATGAGGATGACGGCGGCTTTGACGTTGTCATTAAAAAGGAAGAGATCGCTAACCCCTATTCGGTGGTGTTTGATCCGGCTGCCAAGTCCAAAGACCGCCGCGATGCTACGTATGCGTTCGTGGACAGCAAGTGGAGCCGGTCGGCCTTTAAGGCAAAGTGGCCCAAGGCGAAGCTTGTGTCTGTCAGCGACTGCGACGACCTGAATCGCGACTGGTTCGACGAGAAGGAGATCACGGTAGCGGAGTACTGGTACAAGACCACTGAGACCTACACGCTAGTCCTCATGTCAGACGGCTCGACCTACGATGAGGCAGAGCTAGCGCCGGTAATCGACGAGCTGGCGGGCCAGGGAATCACCATCCAGCGTAGCCGAGAGGCCACAAGGGACAAGGTGTGGCAGTGCATCGTTTCCGGCGCTGAGATCGTAGAGGGGCCGAACGAATGGCCTGGGCGGTTCATCCCGCTGGTGCCGGTTTGGGGCGAGATACTGACCCTCAAGGGCAAGGAGACGTTCTTCGGCGCGGTCCGCTTCGGGCGTGACCCGCAGATGATGTACAACTACGAGCGCAGCACGTTCATCGAAGTGCTGGCCGATCAGCCGTATTCGCCATTTATGGCGCCCGCTGAGTCGGTCGAGGGCTACGAGTCGCAATGGCGGAACCTGAAGACGCAGCGCCCCCCGGTGCTGTTCTACAAGTCTGACCCGAACCTGCCCAATGGCGGAAAACCGAGTCGTGAGCCTACGGCACAGTTCCCGGTGGCCTTGGCTCAAGCGGCCCAGATATCCAGTGAAGATATCAAGTCAGCCACTGGCATCCATGACGCGAGTCTGGGAGCCAAGTCAAACGAGACCAGCGGCAGGGCCATCATTGCCCGGCAACGTGAGGGTGATGTTGCCAACTTCGATTACATCGACAACCTGTCGTTTGCGATCAAGTACGACTTTGAGGTGACCAATGACCTGATTACTGCTCTTTACGACACTGAGCGGCAAATACGGATCATCGGCGACGACGGTGCCGAGAAGGTTGTGAGGGTCAACCAAGTAATCCTCGACGAGCAGACCGGTCAGGAAGTCACGCTGAACGACATGTCGAGGGGCAGGTTCGATATCGCCGCGACGGTTGGGCCGAGTTATACGACGCAGCGTATGGAAGCTGCCGAGGCCATGATGCAGCTGGCGAATGACCCATCCCCGATTGGCATGGTCGCCAAGTACGGGTTCATCAAGTCGTTGGATGCCCCGGGCCTAGACGATGTGAGGAAGGCGGCACGGAAGATCCTTGTTGATGGAGGTCTGCTGGAGCCTGAAGAGGGCGATCAGCCCCCGCCGCCTCCGCAGCCGAACCCCAAGGACATGGCAGACGCCAAGAAGAGTGACGCCCAGTCCCAATTGTATGGGGCTCAGGCAGAAGGGCAGCAGCTGGAGAACATGCAGTTGCTGCAGCAAGTGCAGGCGGGGCAAATGCTGATGCAAATGCCTCCACCGCAGCCAGTTCAACAGCTCCCCGATCAGCCGCCGCAAGGCGGTTTTTTTATGGGCGGCTATCCCGGGGCTGACCCCACCGTACCGGCCGGAATGCCGGGCTAAAACCGCCAAGAGGCGCACATGACCAGTGAAGTAGAGAAGCCGCAGCCGGTGGACAACAGCCACCTGGACGCGGGTATTGCCGCGCGAGATTCCCGAGCCGAAGCCGAGAAGGAGGCCAGTCAAACCGCTGAGTCTGAACAGGCCGACGAACAGCAAGAGGCAGAGGAAGACGAGCAGAACGACACCGAAGAGTCGGCAGCTTCGGAAGCGGATGATGCGGCCGCCCCAAAGCCCCGTAAGGGCGTGGGAAAGCGCATCGATGAACTGACGCGCGAGAAGTACGACGCGCAGCGGGAACGGGACTACTGGAGGGAGCAGGCGACACGCGGCAACCAGCAGCAGGCCCAGCCGGTGAAGGAGGCGGATTCCACAGAGCCGACGTTGGAAGGCTGCGAGTTTGATGTGCAGAAGTACAACGCCGCTTGGTACGAGTGGAAGCGCGGGCAGGAGCGAAAAGCCGAATCGCAGCAGAAGCGTGAACAGAAGCTGCAGGAGAGCGCCCAGGGCTTTGCCCAGAGCAACCCCGACTACTTCGAAGTGATTTCGAACCCCTACCTGCGCATCTCGCAGGACATGGTCGACGTCATCGCCGACACCGACAACCCCGCTGCATTGGCCTACTACCTCGGCAAGAACCCCCAAGAGGCCGAGCGCATCTCGGCCATGAACTTGGCGGGTGTTGCCCGAGCCATTGGCCGAATCGAGGCCGAGCTTTCCGCTCCGCCTCCGCCGCGTCAGATCACACCCAAAGCCGTGACCAAAGCCCCGCCCCCTGTGACCACCCTCACTGGGGCGCCCGCTGTCGTGAAGTCGCTGGAAGAAATGTCCATGCGTGAGTACGACGAGCAGCGCCGCAAGGAACGGAAGCAGAAGGGCCTTCGATAAGGAACCATAGAACGTGGCAAATCAATATCTCAACACCAAGCTGATCACCCGCGAGATTCTGTCGACCCTGCGACAGAAGCTGACCTTCCTGCGCAAGATCAACATGGAGTACGACGACAAGTTCGCCGTTACCGGCGCCAAGATCGGCAACTCCATCGACATTCGTGTGCCGACCCACGCCAAGATCCGCCAGGGCCGCATCATGGATGCGAGCAACATGGTGGACAAGACCGTGCCGCTGACCATCACTGACCAGACCGGCATCGATCTGGCGTGGAATTCGGCAGACATGGCGCTGAACATCGATGACTTCCGCAAGCGTTACTTGGATCAGCCGCTGGCCGATCTGGCTTCGGTCATCGAAACCACCGTGCTGCAGCGGGCCCTGCCGTTCGCCAGCAACTACGTGTCGAACGCCGATGGCAAGCTGGACTTCTCCGAAGCGTTGCGCGCCAACAAGCTGCTGACTGACAGCTTGGCCCCGAGCCAGCGCTATCTGGTGACCAACACCAGTGGCACCGTGCAGGTGGTCGACCAGCTGAAGGGCTTCTTCAACTCGCAGGATCGCTTGGCCGAGCAGTACGAAGATGGCCTGATGGCGCGTGCGGCTGGCTTCGATTGGTTCGAAACCACCAACATGCCAGCGCAGGCAATCGGTACGGCAACCGCTTCGGGCTACACCGTGACTGGCGCAGGCCAGACTGGCTCCAGCCTGACTGTTGGTGCAGGCACCGGCACGCTGATCGCAGGCCAGCACATCACCATCGCTGGTGTCTATGCGGTCAACCCGGCGACCAAGGTGTCGACCGGCTTCCTGCAGACCTTCGTAGTTACGGAGAACTTCGCAGGTGGCGCTGGTGCGGTGAAGATCAGTCCGGCCATCATCCCGACCGGTCCGGAGCAGAACGTCACTGCGTCCCCGAATGCTGCAGCACCGGTTTCGGTGCTTGGCGCTGCCGCACAGACTGGCGTGAACTTGGGCTTCGCTCGCGACTTCCTGACCTTCGCAACGGTCGATCTGCCGCTGCCGGAGAACAAGGACGCAAGCCGGGTCAACCTGGACGGCCTGTCCCTGCGTATGGTCCGCGACTACGACACTGTCAACGACCTGTTTCTCAACCGCGTCGACATTCTGTGGGGCTCGGCTGTTCTGCGCCCGGAATGGGGCGTGGTTATCCCCAACGACCCGACTTCGTTCTAAGGAGGACGATAGATGGCACTCGACACTGGCAATACCCGCGCGGCCTCGGCCGTGGAGACCGAGGACGGCACCGTGGTTGGTCGCAATGCGACCTCCAAGGTTGGCTTCTTCGGCGCAACCCCCGCCGCCCAGCCGGCTGCGCTCAGCTTGGCATCGGTCACTGCCGCCCAGCTGGCAACGGCGCTGGCGGCCCTGGGCATCATCAAGACCACCGCCTAATAGCGGTTTAGCAGCAACCAAAGGGGCGTCCATCGGGGCGCCCCTTCTTCTTTTAGAGGCCGCAATGACGACTGTCGCAGAAATCGTTTCTGGGGCCTTGGATCTGTTGCGCGTGAAAGACGCGACAGAGGCAGCAGAGGCTGAGGACATGGCTACGGGCATCAGCTCGCTGAACATGATGATGGCTCGCTGGGAGGCGAACGGGTATTCCGTTGGCTGGACGCCGGTATCCAACCCAGCCGATGTGCTGCCCGTTCCACCTGAGGTTGACGAGGCCGTCATGTTCAACTTGGCTTTGCGACTGCGGCCGCGTTACGGCGCTTCGCTAGAGCCTGACGTGGTCGATACCGCCCGCAGGCTGAAGTCTGACGTGCTGGCGGATGTGTTTTCCAGCAATCCGATGACGCTGGAGCCGGGGCTTCTTGGTTTGGGTGGCGCCTACAACATCCGCACTGATAGGTGGGAGGTCTAATGCCCCTCACTCGCGTAAACCTGCTGGCAGGCTTCAACCGCGACGACTCTCCGGCTTGGTCTGTGCAAGACGTGTGCAACTTCCTGCCTGTAGTGGCGGATCAGCCTGGGACGAAAACGCAGTTCAAGCTGCGGACGCCTCCGGGCCTGAAGCCGTACCAGCGTATTAGCCCGGGGCCGATTCGTGGCGTGCATAACGCTGAGGGCCGTCTGTTCGTTGTCTCTGGGCAGACGCTGTACGAGGTCACGGCGAAGGGTGTCGGCATCAGTCGCGGCACCATTCCCGGCGTTGGCCGGGTGCGCATGGCTCACAACCAGGTCAAGAACGGCAATCAGCTGGCCGTGGTGAATGGTCAGTCGGGCTATATCTACAACACGGCAACGCAGGCGTTCACCCGCATCACTGATGACGGGTTCCCGGGCGCTATCGACGTGAAGTTCATCGACGGCTACCTGTTCTATCTGGAGCCGTTCGGGCGCTTCTGGCTGCATTCGGATCTTGCCGATGGCCTGAGCTACAACACGCTGGATCGGGGCGAGGCAGAGAGCCAGCCTGATCGGTTGGTGGGCCTTGCGGTCAATCAGGGCGAAGTGATCCTGTTCGGTGAGCGAACCACCGAGTTCTACGGCAATACCGGCGAGGCGACTGGGACGTTCCATTCCAAGGGCGTAACGGCAGACGTTGGATGCGCATCCCGCGACACGGTCCAGAACCTGGACAACTCGGTCATGTGGCTGGGTAATGACGGGGTGGTGTACCGACTTGATGGTTACCGCGCTGTCCCGATCAGCACCCGAGCGATTGAAAAGACCATCGCCGCGTCTGACTGGAAAAACGCATTTGCGTTCACTTGGGAGGACGAGGGCCACAAGGTCTACTACATCACGTTCCCCGATGGCGAGACCTACGGCTACGACGTGGTAGTCGGGCTATGGCACCGTCGCCAGTCGTTCGGCCTCAAGCGCTGGCGGCTGAACACCGTCACGTCGTGGGGCCGGAAATGGATCGGCGGCGACTTCCAAGACGGGCGCTTGTGGCTGCTGGACTGGGACTATGTGCTGGAGGGCGACGACGAGCTGATCGCCACCTACACCTCCGCCGAGATCAGCGACAGTGGTAACCGCATCGGCATCCCCGAGATGAACCTGGAGTTTGACGTAGGTCGCAAACAGACGGTGCCAGTGCCATTCCCGGCCGAGGTGACGCCATGATCGGCCTTGACGTGCATGTGCTGGTGATGGACTACACGCCAGCGCAGGTACTGGAGCGCTGCAAGCAGTCGCTGCAGGCTGCCGCAGAGCAGGCTGGATACCCGGTGGCGGTCCACTTCCTGCCGGGCGTAGTGGGCCACCTAGGCCGGGCGAGGGCGAACGGCTATGCCTTGGGCAGCCACCCCTACGTGACCCATGTTGACGATGACGACTGGGTGGAGCCGAACGCCTTTGCGGTGCTGGCCGACCATCTGGCTGCCGGTGTCGATGCCATCACAACCGGCGAGAACCACGTAACAGGCGAAGTGATCACGCCTGCGCCGGACGCCCGCCATCACTTGGCCGTGTACCGCCGCGATGCCCTGCAGCAGATCGGCTACAGCGCCTTCCAGTTCTACCCGGATCAGTACGCGCTGAGCATGTTTGAGCCGGTCCACATCCCGCAGTGCGTCTACAGCCACCGCATCTATGCAGAGAGCGGCAGCAGGAAGCAGCGGCGGGGCAATCCTGAGGCTGCACGCCGGGAGCTGGCTGCGATCAAGCGGCCTGACTTGGCGCTGGTCGAGAACGCCACGCCCGCCGAGATCGCCGCAGCCACTGATGCAGCACTGAGGGAGGTCAAATGAGCAATCTGTTGGCCTCCTTGACCGGCTGGACGCTGGTATCAACCACGTTCGACGGCGAGCGATGGGTGCTCAACTGCTACGGGGCATACGCAGAGCAGCCAAACGGGACCATGGAGTACGGCGGGGCTGAGACTCCCGGGGACACCCTGTCTGCCAGCGTCTCCTACACGGTTACCCCGCCACTGGCTGAAGACCTGTGGCTGCTGGTGCGAACTGTAGAAGGGTTCGTGTTCGCGCATAAGATTTGGTCCGCAGATGGTTCGATGCCGGTGTCAGGGGCGTTCCCGCTGTTCGTTGACATGTCGACCTTCGCGTGGGCGACCGTGGCGGTTTCAACGTCTCCGACGATGTTTGTTGCGCCCAACAGCTACGACCAAGTGGCTGTGCTGACTCTGGTCCCGGACATTCCGCCACCCCCGCCGCCGCCCCCTGACCATCATGTGCTGGTCCGCTACAGCAAGGACGGCGGGCGCAACTGGTCGAACTGGAAGAAGCGTTCCCTGGGCGCAATCGGCGAATACCAGCAGCGCGTGCGCTTCACCCGACTGGGCGAGGGCTACCGCTTTGTGTTCCAGATTCAAATCTCCAGCCCGGTGAAGAGGGATCTGCTGGGCGCAAGTCTGCGCATAGAGCCGAGGGGCTGACGATGCTGATAATTGATGACTTCCTGCCCGATCCTGAATCGGTGCGGGCAGATGGCCTGCGCGCAAACTACGTTGATTGGCATGGGCCAGACGGCGAAATCTACAAGCGCATCGCCATCGCTGAGGTGCCGGGGCTGAGAGAAGGCATTGAGAAGGCCATGGGGCCGGTTGAGATGCTGGGTATGGGCTACCGGCTCAACTTCAATGGCGAGTTGCCGAATGCGGCCATTCACTCGGATATGGGCTGGGGCACACATGCCGCCGTCCTCTACCTGAGCGAGGGCGAGGGTGGCACCGCCTTCTGGCGTCACAAGCAAACCGGCGCAAGCCGCATTGAGCAGGGCGACCTTAGCCTGTTTGAGCACGTTCGCCACGACTGGGACGACGCCGACAAGTGGGACCAGATTGCCCTGGCCGAGATGAAGTTAGGCCGCTGCATCATCTATGAATCGGCCATGTTCCACAGCCGCTGGCCCTTCGCGGCCTTCGGCGATGACGCAAAGACAGGGCGACTCGTAGCAGTCGCCTTTTTTACGCCGGAGGGCTGATGGAAATTCGCAAAGCAACACTGGCCGACGTGCCGGTGATCGTCAGCATGTCCGCACGTTTCTACCCGACTACCCACTACGCCGACTGGTGCGAGATGGACGAGGCGAGCGTGGCGGGGCTGGCAACCGGCCTGATCGAGAACGACGTGTTCTATGTCGCCGAGCGTGACGGTGAGCTGGTCGGAATGATCGGCCTGATGATCGCGCCCTTCCTGTTCAACCAGAACCGCAAGTTCGCCGTGGAGATTGTCTGGTGGGTGGCCCCGGACGCACGCGGCTCACGCATTGCCAGCCAACTCCTGGCGGTGGTCGAGCAGCCCTGCCGTGACGCAGGCGCTGAGCGCATCCAGATGGTCCACATGCCCAACAGCCCGCCGCAGGCCGCAGCGCTGTATCGCCACGCGGGCTACGCGGAATCCGAAATCAGCTTCACAAAGGATATCTAACCATGGCAGCAGTAACTTCAGCAGTCGTTGTCGGCGCTGGCATGGCGTATTCCGCCAACCGCCAGGGAGCAGCCGCGAAGAAGGCGGGACAGGCGCAGAGCAACGCGGCCCAGCAGACCATCGATAAGCAGCAGGGCATCTACGACCACTCCATGTCGCTGGCCCAGCCGTACTACGACGCTGGAACCAATGCGCTGAGCCAGCTGGACGCCGTGAACAGTGGCGACTATTCCGGCTTCAATAGCTCACCGGACTACCTGTTTGCCCAGCAGCAGGGGTTGCAGGGCTTGGACCGTAGTGCAGCCGCGCGGGGTAGCCTGTTTTCAGGCGGTGCCGATGCTGATCGTATGACCTTCGCCTCCGGCCTCGCATCCCAGAATCTCAACAACTACCGCAGCAACCTGATGCAGCTTGCTGGCATGGGCCAAAACCAGTCCCAGTATATGGGGCAGTTGGGGCAGAACTACGGCAATCAGTTCGCCAATGCCATGGGTATCAAGGGTCAGGCTGACGCGCAGAGGGCCTCGGCGACCGCTGGGGCTCAGGCTGGCTACGGCAATGCGCTTGGGTCTGCCTTCGGGGCTTACACGGGCGCTGGCGGCAACTTCAGCGGGCTGACCAACCTGTTCGGCAACGGCGCGGCCTCTGGGGCAACCGCTGGCGGGTCCAACCTTGGCAGCCTTGCGAACTTCGGCAACAACACCAATTGGCTGGCCGGTAACGCCCGCAAGTCGGCATGGGGAGCTTGATCAATGGCTGACTATCAGCAGAATTTTTTGGCCTCCCTGCACGGCGGCATGGACTTCGGCCAGCGCATCAAGCAGCAGCGCGACCAGAGCCAGCTCAACCAGCTGGCAGCGCAGTCCTATTCGACGCCACCGGAACAGCGCGACTCACTGCTGGCTCAGATGGCTGGCGTCGATGCTGGCTCGGCGTTCCAGGCTGAGAAGCAGATGGCCTATTCGGACGAGCGTCGCAACACCAACATGGTGAACATGGCGCGCCTTCTGACCAATGCGCCGCCGCAGGCCCGCGCAGGCCTGTACCGCAGCATGGTGCCGACGCTGTCCCGCTTCGGCTTGTCTGAGATGCCGCAGGAGTACAACGACCAGACCGCCCCGGTCATCGACAAGGCCGCACAGTCGATTGTGCAGGCTTATCAGGGCGGCGGCACGTCAAGCCAGAACAAGGTGATTGGTGATGCGCTAGTTGGGCCTCAGGGGAACATCTTGTATCAGGCTGAACGTCAGCCGGAGTACATGTGGTCTGATCGCGCAGGTGCTTGGATTCCGAGCCCGAACAATGCGCTTATCAGCCAACGCCAAGGGCATGCGCAAGGGACGCCCGCAAATCCGCTTGAGCAAGGCGGCACGCAGGCGCAGGTGGACGCTGACGCAGCACTGGCAAACGAAATGATCGCGGCCGGTATTTCGGATGCGCAGGTTGATGCATTCCTCGCGGCGAGGATGAATCCGAATGGAGGCTCAGCTGTCGCTGCTTTGCCTAGCAGCCTTGAGCCAGTTCGAGTTGCCGGAGTTGGGCCGAAGCCTGAAATCTCCGCTGCAGAACAGATGCGGCTGGACATGGCTGGGCGCGCAGCTAATCGTGCTGATGAGGCTGCGCGCGAGGCGTCTGCTGCTCGGCAAGAAGCGGCAGACCAGCGGAGGCGTGGAGAGGAGGAAAAGCGCCAGAAGGCGGACATGGCAGCGCAGCAAGCCATATCATCGGTTACTGACAGTCTGGGCACAATCCAGCGGCTTCGTAACCACCCTGGCTACAGGCAACTAGGCACGGTGATGGGCGATGCGGCATTGAGCACGCCATTGATCCGAACTGATGCCAAGGGCGCTAACGCGCTACTGGAGACAATCAAGAGCCAGATGCTCATCAACACTCTGCAGAGTCTGAAGGCGGCCAGCTCTACTGGCGCTTCTGGATTCGGCAGTTTGACCGAGCGTGAGGGCGATGCGCTGCGGGCGGCTATTGCAAATCTGACCACCGCGCAGAGCCACGAGGATCTGGATTCGGCTATCGGTCAGGTGGAGAACGTCCTGACACGTAGCCAGAGGCAGCTATCTGCCAGTGCGCCACGGCAGGCGGCTCCTGATCGTCCGCAGACCAATGCAATCCCCCAGCGCGCCCGTAACCCGCAGACGGGCCAAGTAATCGAACTCCGCAACGGACAATGGGTGCCAGTGCAATGACGACTCCCCCGCTACCCCCGGGATTTGAGCTTGAGCAGCCGCAGGGCAGTAGCGCGCCGCCGCTTCCCCCGGGTTTCGAGTTGATGCCGGAAGACTCCAGCTACGGCTCCGGTCCGGCGCTGGAGATCGATATTGTGGGCGGCATCCCTGAGAGTAGGGCAGCGGAACAGCAACATCGCGCTACTGACGGCATGTCAGGGAGCGAGCGTTTCGCTGCTGGCGTCGGCAAATCTTTGGTTGATACTGGCGAAGGTGCCAGGCAGTTCCTTGGCGATATGCCGGGGTTGGGGTTTTCGGCAGTAAGCTCTGGCGTCCTTGGCCTCCTTAAGGGGCAGGGGTTCACCGAGGGGATGGTGAATGGACTCGCGCAGATGGGCCGGGAGCGTCAGGAGATGCGGCAGAGTGCGGCTGACCGCCGTGAGGGCGACCGCGATCTGACCAGTACCGGAGCCGGGCTGTCTGGAAACGTGGCTGGCACCATTGCGCAGATTCTTGGCCCCGGCGCTCTGGCTCGAGGAACTGCAGCCGCTCCTGCAATCCTCCCCACTACTATCCGAGGGAATGCACTGCAGGGCGGGGTAATTGGCGCGGTACAGCCGAACACTGGCGCCCAAGATCGCGGCTTGAACATGCTTCTTGGTGGCCTTGGCGGCGGCGCTGGTGCTGGGCTAGTCAAGGTTGCTGGCGCGACGGCGTCTGGACTTGGAAACCTGCTGGCTCGCACCGGCCTCTCTGGAACTGATCGAAGGGCTGCAGAGCTTGTTGCGCGCGAGGCAACCAGTCCGAACGCACTGACCTACCAGCAGTCGGCGGTTCCAGGTGTCCGGCTTACCCTCGGCGAGTCCACGCAGGACGCCGGGCTTATGGCTCTTGAGAATGCGATGCGCGCAAGGAATCGAGGCGCGTTTGAGGCTATCGACCAGTCGAACAATGCAGCCAGAGTCGGGCAACTTGAAAGGATCGCAGGAACGGATGCTGACATGGCTGCTGCTGAAGCTGCTCGCAGTGACGTTGTTGCCGGTAGGCTTGGGGAGGCGATGCGCGAGGGTGCTGATAGCGAGGCAAGACAGGCCGCTACCGTGGCAAGCGAAAGGGCAGCCGCTCAGGCTGCCAGGGACGCAGCCGTACTGGAGAATACGCGGCTTTCTTCGCTAGGCCTCAAGCCGTCAATCGTGCTACCCGAGGTGCTGGATACCCCTGCCGTTTCTGAGGGCCTGAAGAGTCTGCGGAGCACGGTTGGCGATATTCAAGCGGCAAACGCAACTCGACCAAGTGTTCAGTCTGCGGTGAATGATGTCGCTCGTTCCCTTGATAGGGCTGGAGACTCTGTTGCTAGTCTGTATGGATCGCGCAAGTACATTGGAGATCTGCTTGAGGGGAAGGCTGGTCCAGATAAGGGTTACGCCAAGGCGGCTACACGCGAGTTGATGCAGATCCGCGATGCGCTGGATGAGCAGCTCGCGCAACGGGCCCCGAGCTTCCCGGAGTACCTACAGGCATACCGCCAAGCTTCCAAGCCAATCAATCGGATGGAAGTTGGCAGGGAGGTGCTGCAGCGATCTTCCGGCGCTGTTCCCGATCAGCTTGGGAATCCGGTGCTGACCCCCGCAGGAGTCATGAGGGCAACTGGCGACTTGGACGCCATCGCGGCGAAGGCCACTGGCTTCAAGAAGGCACGGGCAGCAGACATCCTTTCTGCTGAGGACGTTTCAGCCATAAGGGCAATTCAGCAGGACATGGTCCGGCAGGCCAATCGCCAGCGGTCAGGAACGGCAGGCAGTCAGACGGCTGAGCGCCTAGCCATTGGGGATCGAATTGCCAAGCAGTCGCTGGCTACACGAATCCCATGGGCCGGACAGTTCTTTGAGCACTTTGAGGCGAAAGCCAACGAGCAACTGCAAGAGCGCTTGGCTTTCATGATGGCAAACCCGCAGGAGGCGAAGCGAGTCCTGGCGGCACTTCCTGAAAAGGACAGGGCTCCGGTCAGGGCGATGCTTGGACAGCTGGCCATGGCGTCTGGGCGGAGTGCAGGGGCGCAGAGAGACTGAGTTAGAACGTGCGTTCTTTTAGGAGCGCACGCTTTAGCTTCCCATCTGGCAGAAGGCGACAAATAGAGTTTCCGCCCTTGATGGCAACAAGCCAGTACAGAAAGAAGAAGACTGGGGCAAACACCATTTTCAAAGCTAGGGCGTAGAGCCAAGTCATAGATAGTTCCTCCTTGACCCCAGATCGTACCACTGGGGCGTGAAGCCCACACCTAACAGCCCGCCTAGTGCGGGCTTTGTCATTTCTGGAGTCCTGAATGACCTACCGCTTCTACAACCCGGCCCCGGTTCTGATGGATCTGTTGGGCCTAAAGCCGTGCGCTGACGGGTCGCTGACGTTTTGCGAGATCGGCACCACCACGGAAAAGGACACTTGGTCCGATCCTGACCAATCGACTCCGAACGCCAACCCGGTGGAGCTGGATTCGTCGGGCCGGACTGACACCAATATCTGGCTGGACGGGGCCTACACCATCACGCTGCGCGACGGCGACGGGGCAGTCGTCTGGACCCGCGACGTAGACAGCGGACAGGGCAGCGGTGCGACCATTCCGGCGCTGGTCACGGGCCAGTTCCTGACCAACGACGGCTCCAACCTCATCTGGCAGGACGTGCGGCAGGTTCCGGACCCCTCGGGCTCGGCTGACTACATCCTGGGCACTGATGGGTCGAATCTGATCTGGAAGGCCCCGCCAGAAGCGCCGCCCGCTGCCGAGGTGACCAGCGTTGACCGTGTTGTCATCAAGACCGGCGGTGACACGGACTGGCAGATTCTGAAGGGCACGGGCACGGCCCCCGCGTCCGGCCTCAACCAAACCACGCTTGCGGTCACTTTCGCCAATGCGTTCAAGACCGGCACCGTGCCGAACGTGACGATCACGCCTGCCCCTGGCGGCCAGCCGGGTGGACCGGTCTGCACCTATGTGACAGCACCCCCGACCGCCACCGGCTTCACTGCTGGTTTTGACGTGGCAGAGGGCAACTCCGGGCAGCAGAACATCGTCAACCCCGTCGTATTCCAGTGGATCGCTCAGGGGCAAGTGGAGGCTGAGTAATGGCGCTGATGATCCCAAAGGCGACCTCCGATATCTCACGCGGTCAGCCCCTGAATGCCGAGTGGTGGCGATTCTTCAAGTCGGTGGAGGTCAGCCTCAATGCCGGGGGCCTTGCCGAGCAGCTGGCCGCGATACAGAAGGAACTGGCCGAGCTGAGCGAGCCGGGCATCCTGCCGGTGAAGTCCGTCAACAGGAAGTACGGCGCTGTCATCCTCGATGCAGGGGACGTGGGCGCTGATCCGGCTGGCGCTGCTGCCGCTGCAGTTGCAGCCCACGTCTTAGCCGCAGACCCACATCCGCAGTACACCACCGAGGCCGAAGCCGCTGCAGCCGCCCCAGTGCAGTCGGTCAATGGCGAAACCGGCGGCGTGGTGCTGGATGCGTCGGACGTTGGGGCAGATCCGGTTGGGAGTGCATCTTCTGCTGTCTCTGCCCACGTCGCTGCATCGGACCCGCACACGCAGTACTTTTCCAAGCCAACTGGAAGCAGCGCAGAGTTTTTGCGGGGAGACGGCACAAGCTCGCCCTCAATCGGCACTGGACTCTTCTATGACGAGCTAAACCGCAGGCTAGGGGTTGGAGAGTCTTCGCCAGCGTACACGCTTAGCTTGAAGGGGCCGTCCGCAGGAATCCAAGTAAACCGAACAGGCGGGTTGCCATTCGCTCAGTTCATTAGAGATGGCGACATAACGGTCGGATTTCAGTTGCGAGGAATGTCTGCAGGGCTCTCGATCACATCGGCTGATGCTTCTACCACTTTTGTGCAAGTCAGTAGTACATATGTCCGCCCCGGTGTTGATAACGCTCAGACCCTAGGAGGGGCGAGCAACCGCTGGTCAACGGTTTACGCAGCAACCGGCACAATCAACACTTCCGACGCCCGCGAGAAGACAACGGTTCGACCGCTGACAGCATCCGAGCTGGCGGCAGCGGCAGAGTTGGGGAGCGCAGTCGGCGCGTACCAGTGGCTGGCGATGATTGCCGAGAAGGGCGACGCGGCCCGGGAGCACATCGGTATGACGGTGCAGGGGGCGATTGCCATCCTTGAATCGCATGGCCTTGACCCGTTCGCATACGGCTTCATCTGCTATGACCAGTGGGACGAGCTGCCCGAGGTGGTCGGCGAAGAGGGCGAGGTGGCGCAGGAATACCGTGCAGCTGGCGACCGCTACAGCTTCCGGATGGACGAGCTGCTGGCGTTCATTGCTCGCGGACTGGCCCACAGGTTGGATACCGTGGAGCAGAGGCTGGCAGCTGCTGGCCTCTAATCCCAGGCCCTGAGACGCCCCGGCGCTAGGCTGGGGCATGCTCCCCGAATGCTACCGCTGGACCGACAACCCGGACATTTGTTTCCTGGGCCTGAACTACTGGCAGGTGGCCGTGTTGCGGCTGGTCGATGGGAAGGTGCATGGTTCGGTGACGTGGCAGGGTCGGGTCCACACCTTCCGGGCCGGATCGTTTGAGCAGGCCAAGCGCTGGACAGAGAGGTGGGTTTCCGCCCGAGGGAACGCGATGCCCAAAGCCCCGAGTCCGGGGCGATCACGGAAGAAGAACGGGCAGGCGGCGGCCCATAAAAACTTGCACCGTTTTTGCACCAGTAGGGAATATAGCCACCGCTGAGACCCGCTAATTACGGTGCATGGCTTTTGTTAGTAGGATTGCACAAGCCTTTAAATTCAATTACTTGGAAAGCCGTGGCCGGATTGAAAATCCCCGTGTCGGCGGTTCGATTCCGTCCTCGGCCACCAAAAATTTCAAGGGCTCGCAGAAATGCGAGCCCTTTTTTGTTGTTTGATCTGCTCCGTTTCCGCGCCGTGGCTTCTAATCCGGCAGCCCAGCTGGAGCGCAAGCAGGCAGTGAGCGCGGCGCCTGGCAACACGTTTCGTCCGCGTTGCGCCTGCAATTGCCCAGCGCACGTGGCGGCGCCCATCGGGTCTTTATCGCGCCAGCAGCATTGTCTGGAGAGGGACGTCACGCAGACGTTGCGCAGCCGCAGATGCCTGGCTGCCATTCACCATCTTCCGGTCGCAAAGAACCAAACATGATTGGACGCGCTGTGCTTGCGCTGGCGACTCTAACGGTGGCGCTGTGCGCGTGCATCGCAACAGAGGCAACAGGGAGGTTGGGATGGAGGATCCATCAATGTCCGCGCGGATCAAGGCATCACGCGTCAGTGCAGGACTGTCGCAGACGGAACTGGCGGTCGCGATCGGTGTGAACAGGGCGACCGTCGGGCATTGGGAGCGCGGTGGGGCTTTCTCGCCAAGCCTTGAGCACCTGCAGGCACTGAGCGTGACGTTGCAGGTCAGCCTGGATTGGTTGGTTCATGGCGAACCGTCAGTACCGCCATCGTCCACGCATACAACGGTTTCATTGTCCCCGCGGCTCGCGGCCGAACAGCGGATGGTTGGGTTGTCGCGACAGTTGCCACTGTCCTTCGTTGATCGCGTGCTTGCGCTGATGGAAGGCATGGCTGCCTATCTATGAGGGGGGGAATGCCGTGCTGTGCGGAGAACAGCACGGCGTTTGCCCCGATGGTGGTGATGGCGTCTAGTGAGGGTGCGGGCCGCGTCGCTTGCCTGCATCAAGCAAGACGCCCCGCTGTTGCCAAGGTAGGGGGGCTACACCGGGACGCGTTCCTGGTGTGCGCGCTGTCTTGGTCATGGTGTTTCCCAACTCTCTCAAGAAGGAAATCTGCAATGGCTGACAATCTCAAAACACCCAAGGCGCTGTCTGCATTGGCGTTGGTTCTGGCGGGCAGCGTGACGGGTGGTGCGTTCGCGCAGTCACCTGATGCGGCAACACTCGACCAGCAGCTCTCCGTTGCCACCAGCATCGACCTGGCCAATGACGCGGCGTCGGCCGGGGCTGGAGCGGTGGCGCAGCTGGGTGTCGATCCGCACCATGTTGACGAAATCCACCATCACCACAGCGAAGCCAACCTGGCTGCACGGGAAAGTGACGCGGTTGGCGGCGCCGACGACGCCGTGTTCAAGGTTTGATCCCCGGGCGTGCCCGCGTGGTGCGGGCACGCCTTTGCAATGCTGTGCGATACAAGGATGAATCACGTGGATATGCCAGTGGATGGTGTGTTGGACGGGGCAGGTGACGTGCGGGTACTGCTGGGGCTGGCCCAGGTCGATGACCAGGCGGCTACTATGGCCGATGGGATCATGTGGGCAAGGCTGCGCGCGATGCGGGGTCATCTGCATCGGATTTTTTCCGGCAGCGGCAGCGATCTTCTGGTTGCGGCCGTCAAAGAACGCTACGGGCAACTCACGCCGGCCCATCAGGCGCGGGTTCTGCTGAGTTCGGAGTTTTGTGATCGACAGATGGCCTGGAACCACGCCTGGCGAAGGGTGCCGAGGGGCGAGGGCGGCGGTGCAAGCGAACAGGTTGGGCCGCTGAGAGACATTTTCGACATCCTGTGCCGCGAGCACGCGATTGCCGGATTGCTCGGCGGCAGCACGCATGAGCATCTGCGCCGTAGTGAGCAATGGCAGGTGTATAGCCCGGCCGGCGACGTGGTTGCGCTGAAGGGGGAGGACGGGCATTGGCGGCTGGAGTCGCTGCCCACCATTGGTGGCTGCGTGGCGGTCGACTTTGACAGTCCATCGGCCAGGTTGCATGAGCCGCGGTCCGGCATCTTGAGCCAACCCTGCCTGCCATTCCTGGCCGCGGAACGGACTGCGTTGCTGGAGAAGCTCGAGCGCGCGCTTGGTCTGATTGATGCCTGCGAGCCATTCTATGGGCAGCTGATTCGAACCTTCGTTCGCCGGATCATCGTCCGCAAATCACAAAGCGATGGCGATGCCGTATCCCTGCACTATGGATCGGAACACGCGCCGCGGCACCCGGGCTCGTTGCGGCTGCTCAACTTCCACCGATCCCTGGTGAGCGTGGAGGCATGCATGGAAAGCCTGATGCATGAGAGCACCCACAATTTCCTGGCGGCATGGGAGCTGTCACAGGGATTTCTTGCCGGTAACGACGACAGCGTTCGCGTCATCTCGCCGTGGTCGGGGAATCCGATCCCGGCTTCTTCGTTCATCCATGCGGTCTTCGTCTACTACATCTGCCATCGCCTGCATGAGCAGCGCCTGCAGCGGGAGCAGGCGTTGAGTTCCGCCGTGCGTGGGTTCATCGAAGGGCGTCTGGCAGTGTGCGCCGCCGGATTTCTGATCGCGCGGCCGCTCAGCTCGCTGCTCCCCGCTGACGCCGCACTGCGGCCGGGTATTGCTGCCCTGCTGGACGAGATGCAGGCGGGTATGCGTGTGCAATACGCAGCGAAGGTGTGGGCATGA